TAACAACCCAGTACCACTGCAAACAGTTACTAGTTCATTTGACAAGAAAAAAATTACTTTCGCTAGAGTTGATATTGATGAGTTACCGAGCAATTTAGATGATATAAGAACTATTAAAGATGGCGATTTAGAATTAGTCGATGATTTATCTAAGGCAGAATTGCAAAAATTAATTGAATCCAAAAATTTATTTATAATGATTGACCCTGAAAGATTGTTTCCAGATGATATTGCCGCAATGAAAAAAGCAGGGTACGATGGGATTATTGTCCCTGAAGGTCTAGACATACCTGCTCAAATAGTTATCTTAGAACCTAAACAGGCAAAGGTTAAGTCGTTTACTCACTTACCAACCAAAGAAGACATAACTCCAGCTAAACCAAAAACAAAGGCTAAGCCGAAAGATGACAGCCAAGAGGTAGGAGCGCAACGTAGGGCTAAGATAGACACTGAAGCTGTAGACAAAAGAAAAGTAGCGCGAGCGGAAAAAGAAGTTCAAAAAGCTGTGATGCAGCAAATAGCTGCAAAGTGGAAGGATACTGGCGTATCTTTCAGCACGCTACGCAAGATGTTTGAGGAGCACGGCTCTACATACATGCTAAAAGACGCTACTAAAAAGCAAATAATTACCGAAGCCGAAAAGGAATACGGACATGTAGTTAGAGAGTACAAAATAAAAACTGAAGATGCTAAGTTGGTGTTGCAAGTTGCTTCCAAAGAAACAAGAAAACTATTAAAAGAAGGTAAGCTAAGAGAGGCGTTATTAAATATAGCTAAAGAAACAAAGGGTAAAGAACTTAGAACTCTAGCGCGAACATTTAGCAATTTGATTGTTAATACTAAAGTAGTATTCCGAACGCCTAAAGAAACTATGGAAGCATATCCATTAGAATACACTAAAGAATCAGACGTAGAGCCAGCTTACTATGATTATAGGACTGACACAGTTTACTTGCACGCGGAGTACCCTACTACAAATGGTATTTTAATGCACGAAGTGGCGCATGCGTTGACTGAAGTAGCAATAGAAAGAAACTCACGAGCACCTGCGGTTAAAGAGTTAATAAAACTGTATGAGTCTATAGAAGATAAACTAGGTACAGCCTATGGTAGAAAAGACATACATGAGTTTGTGGCTGAAGCACTTTCTGACAGGGCATTTAGGAGAGACTTAGGTCAAATAAAGATAGAAGAGAATAAGCAATACAGCGCATTAGATAAGTTCTTAAATGCGGTTATGAATATACTTAGGATGTTGCGTGGAGATGCTACCAGACAATTGGGTAGTGCTTTAGACGCGGCTGACCAACTAGCTCTAGCTATACTAGAACCTAACCTAGATCCTGACTTTAGGTATGTAAGAACTGACGTAGGTTCTGTAAGAGCGATGGCTAAATCTGTTACAGACAGGATAGACGAAGCTAGAGCAGGTAAAGAGAATACCAAATCTGAGTTTACAACCTTTTGGCAGGATTTCAAGGCGGGCGCTTCAGGGTTGAGAAACTTAGCCAAAGCCATACACATTGCTACTCTTGGAGATCTTGCTAGGAGTAGTGGGTTTGCAGATTTAGGACATAAGCTGCATGAAATAATTGATAAGCAACGTGGCGCTATAGATGAAAATAAAAAACGTGTAGATGCAGCTATAGAGCGGCAGAACAAGTTTGCTAAAGACGTGGGTGATAAGGCGTTTGCTGTGTTTAACCGTTTAATCTATAACACTGAGTATGGTGCTACCATATTCGACGTTGACCCCTTTGCCTTAGATAAAAGTAAGTATAAAGGGAAAGATAAAGACGGTGTCAGTTTAGAAGAAGTACACAAGCAGCAGAAAGAACAGTTGCGTACTCTAACAACAACCGAAAGGGCCAAACTAAAAGAACAGTATTACTACGAAAGAAATTTATACGCATCTATATTTGACGATATTGCTAAAGCTATGGAAATTGAAGCTAATGCTATGATAGCTAGGGGCGACAAAGAATCAGGTAGAAAGTTACTTAAAGATATTAATAGAAGACTAATGGCCAGAGATAAGATAGAAAACTATTGGCCTTTAGTTCGTGAAGGTGAGTTTAGAATTTTCTTTGAATATATTAACAGAGACCCTAAAACTGGCGAGCAAATAGGTGTAGAGAATGCACTGCTTAGTTTCGAGCACGTAGCCGAGAGAGACGCTATGGTGGAAGTGTTAAAAGCTGAGGGAGATGTTGATACAAAATCTATTACCGCGTTCAATGGTGACATGACTAGAGCTGTATTTGAAAAAGCTCCGAGTGGTACTTTTGTATCAGACTTGTTAGACGTACTACAGAAGGGCAAGGTAGATCCAAAAATACAAGACTCGGTAATACGTATGTATGCAGCTACAACACCTGAAAGTTCTTTCTTACGCTCGCTTGTACGACGTAAGGGCGATTATGGGTACGTACAAAATGTTAGTGTTGCCTTAACTAACAAAGGAACCTCGTTAGCAATACAAGCCGCTAAGATTCAAGGCTCAGCAAAAATCCGTGTTATTACTAAGGCCATTGAAGATAGAGACAAAGAAATTCAATTAGAAGGGCCAAACCCTAAAGCCAAGGCTATTGCAGATGTGCTTGTAAATGAGCATGGTAACTTTGCACTTATGGGCGCAAAAAATAAAAATATGGAAAGATTATATAAAGAATTTAACCAAGTAGCTTTCCTATACACTCTAGGCTTTAACGTATCATCAGCTATTGTTAACTTATCCCAAATACCTTTGTTTGTTGTACCTTATCTAGCTCCACGCTTTGGGTTAGACGTTACCGTTGATGAGTTTATGCGTGTTGGTAAGTTGGTAGGTGGTGCTCGTATGTCAGTTGTAGAGTTTTATAATATAGACGGTAAAGGTGAAGGAGCTACGTACACACTAAAGAAAAGTGTTATAGACAAAATTAAAAAACACGCTATAGATAAGGAGGATGCTGACGTAAGGATACAAGAGTTGGAAGCTATAATTCCTCTAGTAAAAGAAGCTAACCTACGCGGTAAGTTGTTTACAGCTAACATGACTAGAGAACTTGGGTTAGAGGAGAAAGCTAGCTTTAGAGATAAGCTGTCACAATTTTCAGCGTACTTCTTTGTGCAAGCCGAACGATTTAACACGCAGACAACTATGATTGCATCTTACAACCTTATACGTAGAGACATGGCTGAGCGTCGTAAGGCGGGCAAGAAATACTTTAGTGTGCGACAGGGTAAAGAAATTGATGTGCCAGAAAACGTAAATGAGTTACGTAAGATAGCGACTGACGACGCGTTGTATACGGCTCAAGAGACTAACGGTGGTGCTACGTTGGAAACTACCATGCCATTTGCTAAGCAGGGTTGGGGAAGGGTAGCATTTATGTATAAGAGTTTTGGCGTGCTTATGAACTCTGCCATGATTAAGTCTGCATTGATTGGTACTAAGCAGTTGTTTGCTAATAACCCAGAGCAACGCAAGCAAGCACTTAAACAGTTGGCGGGTATACACTTATCGGCTACATTGTTTGCGGGTGTGGGCGGTATACCTTTGTGGGGTATAGTTTCTACGCTTTGGGATATGTACCTAGACGATGACGAAGATGATGCAGATACTATACTACGTAAATACATAGGTGAAGATTACTACAAAGGCCCAATATCTAGCATAACGGGTATGGATGTATCACAACGTATAAAGCTAAATGACTTAATATTCCAAGAAAATAGATTCATGCGTGATCCTAGTGTGGAAGAAACTATAGGGTACTACTTAGGTGGCCCATTCATAAGCACTGTTAAGCGGTTTGATAGGGCTATAGATGACATGGTAGATGGTGAGTTCCAACGTATGACAGAAGCCCTGCTACCTGCGGGCGCTAGTAACCTTATGACTGGCCTACGTTTTTATTTTGACGAGGGTGTTCAGAGCCGTAGGGGTGATTTTATTTATGAGGATATAGCCGGTGGCGAAGTGTTTTCCAAAGCGTTGGGTTTTGCGCCTGTAAACTACACGTTTAACACAGAGCAAAGCGCTAGGGATACCAAAGTAGTACGTGCTATAGCAGAGAAAAAGGGTAAACTGTCGGAAAGGTACTACCAAGCATTGCGCTTCAAAGACTACGAAGAGGCGGAAGAAGTGTGGAAAGAGATACAAAAGTTCAACAGAGATAATCCTGATACTCCGTTAACTAGAGAAAGTATTATTAAATCTTTGAAAGGGCAAAATAGAACTACAGTCACTATGCACAACGGTGTATCGGTGTCCGCTACTTACAGGCTTGCACTAGAAAAGAGTTGGAAAGAATATAGTAGATAAAAAAAACTCCCCGATGCCTCGGAACATCAGGGAGCAAGGCAAGAGTAGCAAAGGGGAAGATGCTACTCCGTATCCTAAAACTTCATGTTGTACGCCATATACGTACACCTAACTTACCACTTTCTATAGTGGTTTTGGCTTTGTACTGCCAGCCTTTTCTTTTAAATATTACGTTAACTTGTTCTCGTGCTTTACGGGCGTTTATACACGGCACAAAGATTGAAGCGTTAACTACCATCTTATCCCAACGTACGACAATACGTACGCCATCTGGCGCTATGTCATCAAGTTTTAGCATCTTCTTCTAGATCAACTTGCGAACAGTCAACACACAAGACATGTGATGGGGGCATCTGTGTAGGTGTCCCTTTGGTCAAGCGTATTTTCATAGACTTGCCCTTAAACTTATCTTTAAAATCTTGTATCAAAGAACTGTAGTTTATCTGCTGTTTAGCACACCACGACTTTAATACTTTGGGTACTATGTACAGCTTTTTAAGATCAGTCTCATATCTACCTACTAACTTAATCCGTGGGTCAGACTCAGGTATTACTAAATCATCCATGCCGTTGCCTTGCGCCTTACGTAAGTCGTCAGTACTTCTAATTTTTAGAATGCTACCCCAATGCTCATGCACAAAGTCATTCAATACATCTGCCGTAGAAGATATTAAATCATTAGCTGATGCCTTGTTCTCACCGAGTAGCCGTATGGCATACCTAAATAGTTTTTCCCTATCATAGTCCAGTAGCCCTATTTCTCTAGCTAACAAAAACCCTGCTAGGTTAACAGTAGTACCCGCTGACCAGTATCTGTCTTGTGCAGTAAGCCCTGCTCCAGTGTCTACTTTTTGTTGTATTTCTTGTAACAACGCTATAACCCTATCTACGTTTTGTATAACGTGTTGCATGTAAGGCACACCTGCATGCCCATGAATGTTTTTAGAGTTAGCTTGATGCTTGTCAGTAAGATGCTTAGTCTTTGTTTCGTCAAACAACTTAACAGCTTTTGTTTCTAGTAGGCGAGCCGCCTCGGCCTTCGGAGCATTCTTAAAGGAACTTATAGTTTCAATCACACTAGTATTACCTGTAGATACAGCCAACAGACTCCACGGCTCACCACGTACTCTTTCTGTGTTTGAGTTACCTGACATCCGATTACGTTGCTTACCACTAGACAACTGATACACTAGATTAGATAATTGTTCACCATCTCCATTTGTTAACTCATCAATGTAAAAAGGTAGGTTCTTGTATACCTCACCACGTAGCATCAAAGAGTTCTGAGTATCTACGGCATTCACAACTAACTGCTCAGGATCACCCCAAACAGACGCTCCTACGTACATAGCGGTAGTCTTACCAAGCCCATGATCCTTACTATGCACGTGTAAGCCCGAACATGCTACAGGCATAAGGGCCATCAAGGGAGAACCAAAGGCACTAGCTACTATGTATTGGTGTAACTCAAACCCATCACGATTATAGAAGTTAGCCATCTGCTTCCATTGTTCCAAAGAACCTTTAGGTTTAAACGCATTCATCAAACCTGCGGTAGCTTTTGATGGGGGGTTACTGCTAACACCATCAGCCGTTATTTCTTGGTTGCCCACAACAAAAGATTTATGTGTGTCGTCAGTCCAACCAAACTGAGTGCGAGCCTTGTCAGCTTTTGTAGTAGCCTGTAACTCGTTAATCCAAGTAGTCATATAAGTCATAAGTTTATCCATCTTTGTTACTGCCACGCCCTGCATGGACATTTGTTTTCTAAATTCCTCTCTCGAAGTTACTGCGGTAAGCGGAACTGTAAACTCACGTACGCCATCTTGTGGTAGGTGTAAACGTATTACCACAACTTCACCAAGCTCGACATCTACAATACGATTCACAATATAAATGTCGTTGTGGTATATAAGTTCTTCGTCAGGCTCACCTTCTTCATTTGATGTACGTATGTACACGCCACCATTGTTAGCACCTCTAAAGTATGGCTTGGGGTATGTCGGTATTACATACGTAGTAGTAGGTGTATTTGGTAGGTCAAGTGCAGGTACTTCTACTATGTTATCTTCTTCGGTAGCTTCTCTTACACTGCTACCTAATGATATAGGAGATTTTATCTTGCCCCAGTGCGGACATTTTGTACATACATCTGGGTTGTACTCATCGAAGTGATGACACAGGTAAGGGCCTTTAATCTTATCAAACTTGTCCTGTGTCTCTTCTGCTGAGTACTCAGGGTGATTCTTAGACATAACGTGTGCGGCTTTCTGCCCGTCAGAACAGAACTTAGCTATAGATAAACCTGCCCTCCATATAGGCTCACTACACTCATCCTGATTAACTACTATGTCAACCAACTGCGCACAGCTAGATTCTCTAGTAATTATGTCTTTAAATTTGTGTTGCTTGTTACCCATCAACGCTTCTTGAAAAGCAGTTATAGGTTGCACCTCTATCTTCTGTGGTGCAGGAATCTTATCCGCACCAATACACTTAGCGAACTCATCAAGAGTTACATACTCAGGTACATGCTCACTGTAAAACACCACAGGAGATGGTGGATCAGTCTTGTGGTTGTGTGTGGTAGGTATACGCAGTACCCTAGCCGCATCGGCAGTTACTGAGGGGTCAATTATAAACCCATGATTCTTACACAACTGTTTCAAGTGGTCTGCAACAGGCTTCCAATCGTCCCTGCTAACAGCTTCAGACAAAGGCCAGTAACAATGTACACCCCTGCCAGAATCAACTAACAATGGGCGTGGTAACTCAACCTTCTTACAAAATCTTTGTAGGGCTTGGAGTCCTTCCTTCTTGGTTGGATAATCTCTGCCTTCCCCGCAGTCGATGTCCATAAAGAAAGATTTTAACTGTTTTACATTGTCGGCTACACGCGTACCGCTCTTATCAAACGTGCCTAGTGCAAAGTATGGACTGTACCCACGAGCATCTAACTTACGTGCTTCTTGTAGTAACGAATCATACGTTGTATGAAACGTTTGTGGTCTATCTTCTTGTCCTAACTTAACCGCAAATAAACAGTAGTATCCATCGTCGCCAGTGACGTGTCGCAAAAATACTTCTGCATCCATAATACATTCCTAATTCCGAGGGTGGAGATAGCAGGGGCGCATGATGCGCCCTTTTCGGTTATACCTAGCTAAGTTTTTGGACTAGTCGTCCCAATCGTCTACGATTGATGCAAGATCAGAGTCAGTCTTTTTTGGTTTCGGTGCTGCTTTTTTACTGACTTTTTTAGGCTCGGGTGTATCACCAAACTCACCTTCAATAACATTGGTAGTAGGTTTAGCTTCTACAACTTCAAAGGGATTATCTTCTGAAGTAAATTCAAACCCACCCTCAACTGCACTAAAGGGTGATGATGCTTCCATTGGTACATACTTAATAACCTGTACCGCTTTCAAACGTAGGGAAATACCTGCTTCACGCATATTGTAAGGTACAAATACCACAGCAATATTAACTGTACTGCCAGTAGTAAGCATGAAGTCATCAGGTAGTTTAACTCCTTTCGAGTCATATTGTACAGGCTTTAATGTAGCCTCTTTACCATAAGCACCTTTGAGGGTAGCTTTGTAGGTGTACATACCATCATCGTCTTTGTTGAAAGGCATGTCTACTTTCTCAGGCCAACCTTTCTCTTTCTTAGCCTCATACGCTTCACACATACCTAAGTACAAAGCCTTAGCTTGATCTTTAGTCATGCGGAATTTCATTTCGTACTTGGCGTTATCGTCAAACGCGTCACAGGGTACTGTGCGATTCTCAGCGTTATCGAAACGATAGGGTTTATTTATACGAGGCCATTGCGCCTCAACGTTTTGTATCATAAAAGTGCTATTTTGATTAGCCATAACTATTTACCTTAATTAAATTAATCTGCGTTTATGTCAAACCCACCATCTACCGTACCAAACGGTGAAGGTTCACTAGTAACAGGTACAAACGATGTAATTGCACGCTTAGTATCTTCGTGTACTACCATCTCTGCTACTTTTATTCCTGTATCCGTATCAATAGGTCGAATAGGTTTAAAATAAAGTTTTGGAACAACGCTGTCTTTATCAAACAAAATGTTTGTGACAACACTAATTACTGCTGTACCGTGTGAAGATAGATGACGAGCATATTCTTGCATGCCCATATTGCCATCCACTACCCTACCAAAAATAGAACTAGCGGGTATCTGCAACTGATACACTTCTTCGAGGTCTCCCTCAAATACAACTGCTAGTCGTTGTTGAAACCGACAAGCCCTACCACCATTCCCACCAGAACCACGAACGTTTTGCGTACAATCCATACACCTACGTGCTTGAATGTTTTCTTCGGGTACATTTGGAGATGGCCTTTGAGTATCATCAGACCAACATACTGGGGCAGTAGACTTGTTAGGGTCAAACTCATTGCCAAAGTACGATCTTGATACCAGTGCCGCATTTATAATGATTACGTTTATATTGTCTGACGATAGCACTTCTTGTTGACTATCCCCAAGTAAACTAAACTCACCACCACGGATGCTTATCCGTTTCACTAAAAGTCTTCATCTAGCATGTCTACATCCTGTAGCTTTTTATACCCTTCTGACTCTTTGAACTCCGCAACATCAAAGTCAGTACCACATTTGTAATCTTTGTTGCTACTCAAAAAGACGTTTTCGATCCCTTGAAGATTATAGCGGTATGTGTTACCTATCTTTATATACAAGTCTTCGGGTATCTTGCCCTTACGCAACCACATTCGGACTGTGTGTTTAGATACACTAAACTTATCGGCTACCGCACCGACTGGAACAAAATTATCTGACATTATTTTCTCCTTACTGATACAACGTATTCAGAATCTACGTTAAGACCTTTAGGTACAAGGTCGGGGTTTTCTTCTAAGTATTGCTTCATGTTGCCCTGATTAACACGCTTGTCTAACAACTCTGGAACTTCATGCTCAAGAATAAACTCGTGCATTGAAGACCAATCACTAGTCCAGTAACGTGTTCTCGCAGAACGATAAAACAATCCCGCTGAAGTCCTTACACTATCGACACCCTGCTCTTCACAATATGCTAACAAAGCCTTCTTAACTTTATCTAATTGCTCAACTAACTCAGTGTCTTTCTCTTTAAAATCTGCTGATAACTCTGCACGCTTGTCTTTAATCTTTAAGTAGACAGCGGTCAACTTCTCAGCATTCAACTTTTCTTCCCACATTTTACGCTCCTTCATCAAAGGGACAACCAAGATAGCGTATGATTGCGTACTAGTCAAGAACTTCTTTATATAAGTCAATCATTTTTGTGTGAACGTCTATTCTATTGTCTAATAACGTGTAAACACGTCTTTCTACGAACGATCCTTGCAGGTGAACAACGGTACATTTTTGATCCTGACCTGATCTGTGCACCCTAGCATTAGCTTGCGCGTACGTTTCTAGCGAACTGGTTGGCGACCACCACACTACTGTGTTAGCGGCTGTAAGTGTTACACCATGTGCCGCAGACTGTGGTTGGATTACTAAAACTTTGGGGTCGTCTTGTTCTTGGAAGCGTTTAAATATGTCAGTGCGTTTGGGTGCGGGAACTGCACCATTGATTACCTCAGTAGATATTCCATCTTTACGTAACTTTTCTGTAAGTAATTCTATGGTGTGTTTGAACAGCACAAAGACTAAAACTTTCTTACTTGATTCGTCTATGACTTCACGCAGTACCTTATAACGTTTTGTTATATCAAACTCCAATGCCTCACCAGTATCGGTATATACAGCACCAGAAGATATTTGTAATAACTTATTCATGTTGACTGCCGCATTTGCCGCTGAGATTTGTTCTCCTGCCGCTTGCATAACCATTTTACTTTTTAATTCTTTATAATATTTATTTTGTTGTGCCGTCATATCTACTTCACGCTTTACATATACCATAGGTGGTAAGTCTAAACATTCTTCTTTTGTGTAGCGTATGGCAGGTTGAAGTACTTTGTGTACTCTATCAGTAGCATCGTCTTTTGGTATCCATTTAAAGTTTGTTACCTTGACCATTACTTGATCTCTGAAAGAACCAAAAAATTTAGGTACTGCTGTTGGATTAACTAATCTAGCTATACCATACGCATCAGTGGGACTTTGTGCCGCAGGTGTACCTGTCATCATCCATAACCACGTATCTTTACTTATTAACTTGTTAAGCGTCTTCCATCGTTTGGTCTGCACGTTCTTGTAGTGTGTAGCTTCATCTACAATTATTAAATCAAACCCACCTTCTCTTACCGCATCTTGTACAATCTCCACGCCATCGTAATTTATTATTACGTAGTCAGCGTCACCTGCTATTATCTCTCTGCGCTTCTTGGCTGAACCATACGCTACATCTACTTTACGGTGCATGGCAAAGTTAAATAAATCATTACGCCATGCCGATTCCATAATAGATAAAGGACATATAACTAACACTCTGCTTACCTTGCCTTGATCCAATAAGTAATCCGATGCCCATATAGCACTGGCTGTCTTACCTGTACCTTGTTCATTAAAACAAAAAGACTTTTTATTCAAAGTCATAAAACTTGCAGTGGACTTTTGGTGTTCGTAGGGGTCATACCTCCCTGTCCATTCATACCTACCCTCTATAGGTGAGGGCGCATTTATACCTATGTTTCTCAATACTTGCACTTCATCAACTCCCCAATTAACTAATACTTCATGTTCTGATAACGTCTTACTCTTTGGTATACAACTCGTCACCCGCCCGGGTGCTCTTAGATTAAGTAACAATGCGCGGTTATCTACAATTTTCAATTTTTATTCTCCGTTAGTAAACCTCGTAAAGCGGTCTTCGCTCTACGATAACTTGTTACGACGTACATACTTACATTTCTTGCGCCCATAAAAATAGCGCAACCCAAATAACCCAGATAACCGTGGAACCCAGTAATGGCCCCGATGTCGCCGCAGATGGGGCTAGGTCTGCTATGTGGGACTTTAATCAATACCCATAGCTAACTCGATTTTATGTAGCATACGTATAGTCAGGAGGACAAAACTGGCTACATCATTTAAAGACGCATCAAGCTAAGCGTCTACACACGACCAAGCAGAGTCATTTCTTTTTAGGCTTATGCCCATTCCTAGATCTATTCTTGCTAGGACTTTCTAATTTGTAACCATCTTTATTACTGCCACCATTCTTTAACATCTTATTGTGGCTTATATCTTTACCTTTGCGTGCGGACTTACCATTCTTCTTATCGAACGCTCGTCTAGCACGTTGGCGTTCCATTCTTCTTTCAAACGTTTCACTACCAACAGGGGCGTTTACTTGCTTCTTTCTTCTACGTCTCATTAGTGCCTCCCATTGTGCACACATTCTGTAACTAAACAATGTCGTTTACATAGCCCACTTTGGTGAGCGTTCCATACATCATTCTCAAATGCTATTTTCATACGATTGTAATCAGCTAACCACTTCTCCCACATCTTACCAGCGGAACTTGAATCATACGTATCTTTTATTAACTCGTTACAGACAACAAACAAAAGCCCCCCCTTTACAGTTTCGATGTCGGGGTAGTGTTTGAATACAGCGAGTGCCATCAACTCAAGCTGTCCCTTATCTGCATACCTAGTATTCTTTCCTGTCTTATAGTCAATAACCCAAGCAGTCTTGCTTTCTTTATCAAGTATAACTAAATCAGCGATCCCTCGCCACCATACTTCCTCGTCTCTAAAGCCACACGGCTCTAGGTCTGCCGTTAACCCCATTTCCAATTCACAGAGTTTTTCCCCCTTCTTAGCACATAGTGCGTCTATCGGGGCTTTTACGTATACGTACTCTGGGGGTAACGGTTTCCCATCTCTTACATACTCTTCAGCGGCTAAATGCACCGCAGTCCCATACAACATAGCCTCAGTTTCGGGCTCTTTGTAATCCTTTGCTACCTTTAGATGATAAAACTTTTTAGGGCATTGTTCAAAGGATTTTATTTTGCTGAATGACCACGGTGCAGCACCCATTATGTTATACCTAAAACCCACAAAGACGCTATGACACACACACCTACAACTATTATTTCTGAACGCTTAAAGGTGCATTCTTCTTTCAACCACGTTCTGACTTCCATCTTTGTCTCTTTTGCTTCTTCGAGGGCTTTATCCGCCAATTCATTTACTTCATCTAATGCTTTTTCTATATCTATTTTACTCATTATTCACAATCTCCATAAGATTTGCCAATGCCAGACTCACACGTTATAGGCATACCTTCTGCCCATGATGGTGTTGTACTCATACACTCTTCAATGTACTGTCTAGCCTCATCTAACTCATCATCTGGTACACAGCATACCACAGAATCGTGTACTGTGAGTACTGGCTTGTATCTCTTAGCTATAGCCAACATCTGTTCACCCATGATGCACCTAGCAATGGCTTGGCATACATTCTCTGTAACCTTACCACCATAGATTCTTGTACGTCCGCGCCTAGTCATATAACTAAATTCGACTCCACGCTCTCCTTGCTCATACTGTAAGTCATCGTATCGCATTACCAAACCGCTAGGCAACTCTATACCATAACCTGTTTGTGTGCGTACAGCCTTAACAATATTTCTAGCTCCAAACGAAATTGCTTTGTCTCTCGACATTTCTACCAACATGTTTTGGCAATTACGCCAGAACTGACTGATCTTCCAATTAGCATCTCGGTATATCTGTATAATCCTACGCGCCTCTTCTACATCTATCTTTGTACCGAACGTAGCCAACTGTTCAGCAAATCGTACAGCACCCATGCCGTAACCTGCACCAAGTATCGTACTCTTACCAACAAACCGTTGCTCTTTGGTAACATCTTCTTCTTTGACGTTGTATATCTTAGATGCCATCTTTATATATACATCTTCCTTGTTGGCAAACGCCTCAACCAAATCGTCTTGCCCTGCCAACCATGCAAGTACACGTGCCTCGATCTGTGATGAATCACAATCAACTAGTGTGTAACCTACTGGCGCAATGATACTGGACTTCAACTTCTTACCATTGACACCACGACTAGGTAGATTCTGTATGTTTATCTTGTCATCACCGCCCCACCTACCAGTGTGCGCGGCATAGTACCTCACTGGAATAGGTATTAATCCACGTCTAGCAATACCTATAAACCTCTCAGTGCGTGATTCTTCTAGCGTGCTTTTTGTACCCAAGCGTGCAGTAACAAGTGCTTGTACACGTGGGTCTTCGTGTTCTAACAATGCTTTAAACCCTTCATCATTCTTTGCAAAGGCGTAAGTTTCTTTGCCTGTTGTCAGGCTAGTTTTCATCGGGGGATCGACATTCAGGGATACCAGTAGTTCGGCAAATTTAGGGTTACTCATTAGCTGTTCACGTGTGACACCACTTGACTCTATCAAATCTTCTTTGATCTTCTGGGTGTCTTCTAAGTGTTGTTGGAGTAATCCAATGTCTAGGTCTAGCATTGGTTCTGTGAACATGCGTAACGTCATATCAATTATACGCATCTCCTGCTTAGGGAATCCTTTAGCCATACGCATAAACAAGTTATACGTTAACTCTACATCATTGACACAGTAGTCACCATACCTACCTAACTCTTCAGGTGTAAAGTCTAGCCTACGCTTACCTTTAGCATCTAGGACTTCTGTCCCCTTAGTGCCGAGATTATATCTTTGAGTAAGAGCATGAAGCGATCCACCAACCTCGACACCGTGCAGTGCGCGAGCGATACAAAGAGTATCAGCAAGGACGCGAGGACGCACATCAAAAACCCAAGAAAGAATAGCACCATCGAACATAGTGTTATGACATAACAACATGCTATTTGCCCAATCGAAATTATGTAAGTAACGCTTGATCTGTTCATGTGTTCCACTAGCCCACTCCGTTTCATTGTCATTTACTTTAACACCTACACCGATCACCTCGAACTGAGGATCACGTATGTAGGCTTCCGTTGTTACCTTACGTAGTGAGAAGTCTTTGTCGTAATACGTCTCAAAATCTACAGTAATTAAATCCATTACTTATTCCGTTCTAATAACAAGTTAAGATACCATTGGGCTTTCTCTAAATCTTCAAGAGGCTTACCCTTGTATTCATAACGCCACATATATTTCATACAGTTACCCTTGAGATAACCTAGAAACGCGTTAGGACTCATACTAGACTCGATACCCTCAATACATTCTACTCCACCTGTATTGTAATGGTTCGGGTTATTGACTGGATCGTCACCCACCTCGTTCAAAAAGTTTTCATACTTCTCGATAAGTTCAGGGTGTTTCTCTCTTAATTCGTCCCATTCTTTGGGGCTTGCATCAACCATATCATTCTCCTAAAAGTTAACTACCATTATTTGTACGCCACGCGCCTTCTCAGCTTGTAAGTATTCAAGCCAGTGGTAACTAGGATCTAAATCTTCATCTTCTAGTTTCCATAGGCGGTTGCGCTCTTTACGTATTGCCATATCAATACTTTCTAATTCAGCCTCTACTACAGGCTTACCCTCAATCAAAGTCTAACTCCAATTGATTAGGGTCAGGTTCAGGTAAACTATTCAATATGTATTGCAAAGAATGAATCGTATCCTCATTCGTTACAGTAGCAATACCACCTGCCTCGGATATAAGTTTTAATTGGTGCTTCTGTAACTCCGTAGGCTTGTTGTTACCTGCCTTACATTCAATACCAAAGAACTTACCTTTATAACAACCTACTATGTCAGGCACACCACTCTTACCATATCCACCTGTAGCAGGGAAAAAGTAATATGCTCCGATCTCTTTTAAATAGGCGACAATCTTCTTCTTAACCTTGCCCTCGGGGGTCATAGCCATATCGTTGCTCCTTATATTTGTTCTACACTGTAGAACTTTATTTACTTTGTGTATCCCCAGTCATACCTAACGTAATATACACTATCTGATAACTTAACGCCAACATCATATACAAAATCATTAACCCCTAAGACATCTAACACAGCTACCCTATCCGCTACACTATCTGGTAACTCGTTACGCGGTATTGTACTAGGGAAACGTCCAAAACTTTCGTCCCACGGTGCTTGACCACGACTTACTCTAGTGGATTGACTGGCATGTCTGTAGTGTACATCGAATGGGTGCATCTGTATCTCATCATTCTTTATCCACACACAAGTCATGTACTCGTCATCTTCACCAAGTAGTTTATCGTACTCGTCAATGGCATCGTACAGCGTGCCTAGCTTTCTATCTAATTCTTCATCTACAGTCATCAACCCCATTCGGTGCATATCCATGACTGGTTGTGCTATGTCAGGCAATTGACCTGCAGGACTTACCTCGAATCCCACCTCGCGTGCTCGATTTTTACGCTCGCTATTTACGTTACCACGATGCTTCATAACTCTTTGTTCCACGTTATCATGTGTTGACCTAGCGATATCGGACATTGTATTAGGACGCAAATACCTACGCGCATTGGCTACAGCTTTCGATACATTCTTACTCGATAACGTGTGGTGGTCATCGGGTGAGTTGTGTGGGCAGTATCGTTGGTTCTGTATGGCTTGACTCTGCACGTGGTATTGCAAGTTACCATTGTAGTACGTGGTACACAGTCTACCCATCTCACACAAATCATCTTTGTAAAACACCACTAACTCATATTTACTTGACGACACTGTAGTCATAACAAACTCTACGTCGGGTAAGTGCATCGTAGCTTTGTACACAAAGTCATCAAAGAACTGGCAGAACTTACCCCACTCGTACACATGGCGTTTGTCTTGTTTCGTAGCGTTCAACAAGTCTTTCACTGCACTTATTGGTCGCCCAGTCTCACCCTTTTTGTGGTAACTTATTCCTCTTGGTATGACGGTTAAAAACATTTCATATCTCCTATTTGTAGTCTTGATATTTGATTTTGAAGTTGGCTAACTTGTCAACCTGTGACTTGAACTTACTCATAAACTTCTTCTCATCTTCTGGTGGTGATGACGTTTGAGTCTGCCAGTCGTACTCGGATATTTCACCCAGTATAGCTATGGCTACAGGCGAACGTCGCTCATCGGTAGGGTCTTTCAACATATCACGAAACACATCACTGTCGGTTATCGCATCACCACACTGTTGTCGTATGAGTCGTTGGTGTTCCCAGTCGTAGTGATCGCGGTTCATCAATATGCTTTGCATTACCCAAGCCCATTCGGCATACTCACGTATAACTTCGTAATACTTTTTCTTCTCACCACTTATCTTGGTACGTGTTACAGGTTGTTTGTGACGTGCGGTTGTACATGTCCACTGTTGACGTGAACTGAATGAATCACGCTCAAAGTCTAGGTACTTACCATCATCAGTCTTTGTCATCTTCTGTGTATTCCATGCAGTCTCGCCATGACTTGCACGCATACTAACTAGCGACTTATACATGTGACTGTTGACCCACGTAGACTTGGGTAGGTAATGATGAGTATCACCAAGTATGACGTATTGCTTACCCTGTTGAACCAGAAAATCCATACAACTCGGTAGCGCACGTACTAAGAATGAATAGCGTTGATTGTGACACGTGTCACCATAGTCGTTGCGCACTCGGATTTTTTCGATACCAGTATGCGCACATCTTGTCCACGTAACAGGCGCACGTGCTATCTCTTCTTTACTGTCACCACACCAGAACCTGTTACCCTCATCGTCGGGTATCTTGTCCATGAGTACGTACTTGTTCTTGTTGACCTTGATGATGTGCTCCCACTTACGCGCACGATCACCGAGTGGTACTTGACCTGTAGTACGTATTGGTTTGACGCGGTCGTAGCGTCGTTCTACTTCTGCGAAAGTATCTAGATTGTAATGAAACATTGCCATAGTTTAGTTCCTCAATAAAGTTCTACACTGTAGAACTTGTTATCAGTTGTTTAGTTACGTTAGGGGGTAAGATGTACCTTACCCTTGTAATATTCTTGCCCATGCTTGGGCAAGCCGTTCTCTTTCTTCTTCGGTGCAATGAGAGTAGCGCATTGTCATAGCCTCTAACCGAAACTCCACTGCCTCTTGTACCTCTGCCACTGCCCTGTCCCACTCCATGCGTTTGTGTACGGCTTCCATGCCCATACCAAATGACTCACTCATCTTTGATCTCCACAACGTCATCTATTTGAATATCAAACGAGTCATACACTTTGTATGTATCTAGGTCATAGTCACCCGAATAGATTACGTCTCTAGCTTCTTCTTCATTCTCGGCTTCAACGTCATAGCTGTATACTAACGTCTCACTCATAACTACTCTATGCTTCTTCTTCATAACATATCTCCTGATTTAACATGTACTGTTGAACCACAGTTAGGTGTTGCACTGCGGTTGTCTAGTATGCACCACAACACTGGATTTGACCAAGAACCCCAACCGCCATACAAATAACCATCAGTCAGTACGATTGATGCTTGCGGGCTGATGTTATTCTCTGCCATGTAACTTGTTACACAGTTAACATCTGTACCACCACCACCCTCGGGCTTGGTAGACTCGACCATGTCATGTAGTTCGTGCATCTCATACTTCTCGTCACGACATACCTCAGTGTCCCAATACAGTACACGTAGACACTTGGGGTGCACTGTCTCACATATAGACTTGATCTCGGATAGGAACACCGATAACTCACGCTGACCGATAGAGCCTGACGTATCAATAGCAACCACTAACTCGTCAACCTGCTCGGATATACCGCTAGGTAAATACATACCTGTGTGTAAGCGTCTGCGATTGGGTCGGTTGTATGTAGCATAGTCAGAGCCACTGCAATGTGTGGTGATGTATTCACGTAACACCTCACGCCAATCAACCTGTGGTTCGAGTAGGTCGGCTACTGTACGCTCACCACCACTGCCCATCTTACCTGCACTGATAGCACCTTGACGTATCGCATCATCAATCTCTTTCGATAACTCTTTCTGCTCCTCGTCGGTCATCTCTTGCGCACCTTCCCAGTCATGCTCATCGAACGGCTGTTGACCCGACGCTTGCGACGAACTGGACGACTGTTGCCCATCATCTGTTGACTCGTTACCACCAGAACCATTGTCTTGTTGCTGTTGCTGGTAGATGTCGTTGAACACTTTGGGTGTAGCCCAACCACGATATTTTGTGTCGTAACACATACCATCAATACCCTCGACAAACCCGTCGTCTTTGTGTGCGTCGAGTATCTGTATGTTGATGACGTAGTCCATCGCTTTGTTGGCTGTCATAGCACAGCGTAGCCATAGGTGATGCCACGTTGTAAGATGCTTGTACATTTTGTGGTAACACTCATGCAGTATTACAAAACGTAACTGCGCATCAGTCAGACTGTCAACAAACGCACGACCATAGAACTCGTCACGACCATTGGTACACGCTGTCGGTATATCGTCACGTACCTCACGCTTACCCACCATCAGTACACCTGCGAGTGCAAAGTACAATGGGTGGTTGACGATAGATACAACCGCTTTGTGTATGCGTTGTTCTGCTGTCAGATTAGAGACTAACATTTGTCTGCACCGAACATGTAGTTGTTCTCACGACACCAAGCTGTGAAACTCTTGTTGGTAGTAACGAGTGACTTGTTCTTGTATGTGTCAGGTTTGATACCGAGCGCGAACAGACCTTGCGCTTCCTTACTCAACCTACCCATGTACTTGAACCAAGCATCAATCCACGCTTTGTCGAGTGATGCAAGTGCACGATACACGACCATACATACAGCACTGGCACTGTCGGGTACGATTGCATTCATTGGGTCAGTCTTGATGGACTCGAGCGTCGGTAGCTTGTCGGCTAGTTTGACAAACGCCATCATATCTAACGCTCCACGCTCACCGATAGTACCAATCAATGCACCTGTTAACGTGTCATCGGATAGGTGCTCGCGTTGATGTAGTATGTCAGATGCACACTCGAGTGAACGTGGTGTACAGAATGATTTAGCTTGTCGCTTGGGGTGATAGATGTATGGGTTGTCATCAGGGCTGTTAACCTCAGTGAATGACTGCATGACTTGCGGAAACTCACGTACGAAACCCATGACTGATGGGTGTACGTCATTGTTGATAGCGTAGTTGTTGATCCACTCATCAGATGACGGCTTGCGCATACGTACTGTGATGATACGATTGCGTGCATGTGGTGGTAACATATCACCGACACCCTCTGCACCCAGATTGGTAGTTGCAAACACAATGCTACCCTCGGGTAGTTGTTGGTTGCCAATCATGTGCTCGAGCATAACAACAAGTAACGCGTTCTTGACTGATGGGTTAGCTTTGCCCAGTTCGTCAAGCATGAGTATCAACGGCTTACCAAGATGTATACCGAACTGCTCATTGGGTAGGAATGATACACAACCTAGTTCACGCATCAGGTCAGGTATAAACAAGTCACCAAGATCTTTGGTGGTACAATCAAACAAACAGGCAATGTGATCGGGTAATAGTTTCTTGAGAGTCTTGAGTAGGCTAGACTTACCAATACCCATGTCACCCTCGATTAGTACAGTGCGTTTACCACCTACGTGTAATAGTAGTTGGACTATCTCTTCAATACTGCTTACATATACGTTATTCATAGCTTTGTCCTCGGTTAGAAGTTCTACACTGTAGAACATTTTTAGGTAGATGCTTGGTGCGCTTGAGTATTACCCTGCGCACGTTCGCATTCTCGTTAACGTGGTATAGTTTGTTACCACGCCACATATCCATGCACCTAGTGTTAGTCTGCATGGTTACATGTCCAATGATGGTAGAGTCTTGAGTATGTCGTCTACCTTAGATTTAGTTTCGGCACGCAAGAACTCGTCATCACGTAACCCCTCGGGTGTCACACCACGTAACGTAGACTCGAGCCGTTGGCGCATCGCTTCCATCTGACTGTCACCTGTCACGTTACACGTAGTCAACAAGTCAACCATTGATAACGCGTTACTGACTAGCGTATCGCGGAACACCTGCTTCTTGCCGTTGCTGTCGGTCAGCTTGTCAGACATGTTGGCTAGTGCAGTGTGCATACGTTTCCACACATCACCCATCGCCTTACTCAGTTGGTCAGAGTAAAACTTGTCATAGTCAGCTTTGAGTTGAACACTAGCCTCGTTGCCAATGTCAACACGAAAATCACCTGCATCAGGTAGCGGTGTATAATTCACACGCACATCGAACTTGTCGCGTATCTGCTCGGAAGTTGGGTAGTCATCACGTACAAACAAGTTACCGAGCTTTGCCTGTGCACGTGACACAGCAAAATCATAGTCATCAATAAACTCGTCAACCAATGTATCGAACGCATTGATTGCCTCACCCATCTGTTGGTTGTAGTCAAAGTACACTGATGTAGGCAACAACCTCAAACCACTGTCAGACCACGGCATTGTCATCGGGTAATGTATATGGTTGCGTATCTTGCCACGTATCTCATTGATAGCTTTCAGCTTGTCACAATCACCCAGTAACATCTTATTGACTGACACCACGCCACTGTCTGCGTAGTTTTGATCTGCGACTGTCTTGGACTCGCGCCTGTCTTTCTTGCGACCAGTCCACACACTGATGTTTAACTCTGTTAGCATCGCACTAGATGCTAGGCTTGGGGCTTGGATATTAGTTGTCATCTTTTTTCTCCTGTATCTATCAATATGTCAAAGTAATCCTTTAACACGTTAACAGGTATATGGTGAATAAAATCACGCAACGTAGACTCATCAAACATTGAATTGTCCCACTGCTGACGCTCAAAATGCTCCACGATATAATCGCTGTATATCTCTCGATCACTCATCATCGTTCTCCTCTCCAAAGTCTACGGAATATTCGCGGTCAAAAACCTCTGCGTTGTCGGGCATGCCTTGTTCCTCTAGCTGTTCATACACCCGACTCTCTGCATCTTCTTGACTCTCTGCCTGTACTTGTACTTTGGCAAACTCTACATAGCTAAAGCCTATAATATAATTTTTCATTTTAAATCCTCGTTGGTTTGTTCTACAACTGTAGAACTTTGATTTAGTGCGTACTCCATTGATGGTTTGAATTGAACAAGGTCAACTACAATAAGATCTAATTCAGTGACTAGATTTTTCTGTAATATCCTAGGCATACTGTCAAGTGACTCGATGTAGTTTTGTAATTCATCGACCTGCATCATAGCGCGTTCATACGCAACATTTTTATTTGTCATTGAATGACTCCTCTATTGCAAGTTTTACTGATAACCTGTTAAACACTGCACCATCTGGCGTATACTTTGGTAAGCTAAGCATGAGCCTATCCAGCGCGCGTTCAAGCGACATATACTTTGGTAACCAACACCAATCATTGTAGTAGTCTTCATCGTTGAGTAACCAGAGCGATACGTTCCACGCGTTGTAGCTTCTGTGTCCATTAAATGTTGTCATTTTTAGTACCTCGTTTGGTTGTCATACTCATTGGCTCGACTAACTCCTGCTTGTCGAACATATCATCGAACATTTGGTCAACGCTACAACCTGCTAGTCGCTGTCCGTCTGTCTCGTCTGCAATATCTGCATGATCCATTAGCAGATAATATAAATGGTTGTTGAAATCTAGCTTGTTCATAAACACCTCGTTGGAAAGTTCTACACTGTAGAACTAATTAGTTATCGTTGCGCACAGGCAACACGTGTGAACAGGTCATCACCCAATCACTATACTAGTATAACACAGTGGGGTATTGTGTCAAGTAACGTAATTTTGTGGTGGAATATGTAGTATCGTTACAATGTACCAAAACGACTGTTCCAGAAATGCTGTAATGTTCCATGATTGTAACTTTTTGTTTTTGGCTGTAGGTCACTGGTGACGCGTAATGTAACAATGTTCCGTTTTTTGCGGTAATAGTGAGGTAATATTTTAAAATAAGTTCTACACGTGTAGAACAAATCTGCCAGAGTGCCCCCGAATAAACGATATATATATATATTAGTAAAAAAGTAACATTATAAATATAGAGATAGATAGATAGATAGAAACGCACAATCGCACACGTTGCTAATACCACACGCGTTCACAATACTACACGAACATTCACGAAACCGTTTTGTAACTTTTTGGCTAAATAAAACGGAACATTCACGGAACATTAGGGGAACAAATGGAACATTACAAACGGAACATTGCTCCACACTATACAAAGTACTGGTATCGTGTGGTAACGTGTAACTTATTGACAGTCCGACTCCACACTATACAAAATACTGGTATCAGCAGGACGAAAAAAAAGTTCTACAGTGTAGAACTTTGAGGCAAAAAAAAGCCACCCCGAAGGGTGGCTATGTTGGTGGGTTGGTGTTATTTGGTGACTCTTACCGATAGGATACGCTGTGCATCATTGAGGCATTTTGTTAATGCTTCAAGATTGTAGGTCGGAGTTTCGTCCTTTTCTGCAATCTTTAATGCCTTGTTGATAGCTTCGCGCATCTTGACTATGTCACTGACTGGTGGAGTCGGTGCCTTTTCCTTGTTAGGATTTTCCAAGCTATCTAGCTTGTTAGCTATGCGGTCTATATACGTGCCAACATCTTGTTGGATAGCTTTCCGCTTAGCCTTTTTGGTATCGTCCCAATCTTTAACGATTGATTTAGGTGCGCTATAAATCTTGTAAGCCTCGGCACCTAGTCCCAATGCAAGCGCATCTTTGCGCCCGGTGTATTGCTCTGGAGTCGCGGTGCTAGTGTATTGCTTAGATTTCGGTGATCTGTAATCTGTAGCACGCTTGCCAGAGTGATGAATTTCAAGAATGATATTCTGCAAAGTGCGGTTGCACTTGCTATCAGTCTTAGCGTAATTTGATAAGGCAGTTTTTTCTGCGCTAGTAATTAAATTTTCCATAGTGTTGCCCCTCCTGGGGCATTTAGTCGGTGCACCAATTGCCCCGATCTGTTTATATAATAACACATTATCACCCATAGTCAAACACTTTCTTTCACTATCCTACACATTATTCAAAAAGTTCTACACTGTAGAACTAAAAGACCCCCCACCCCCCAATTTTTTATTTGGGACTCCACGCTACCATGTAATACCAATTTACTTAAATAAATCGTATTTTTCTGAAAACCCCCCACCTTGTTTTAAAAAGGCTAGTCAAAAAAAATTTTGTGTGTTACTTTTGAAACCCATTTAATAATGGATAATTTGATATGGGTCAGCTTTTAGTGGAAGGTAACGCGAGTCACATAGGTAGGGTAGGTGAATTTTTTGCGGTATATAAACTAGAGAAGTATGGTATTGAGTGCCACCATGTAGATCGTTCCGGCATAGACTTGTGGTGCCAATCGTTAGACAATTCGTTATTCACATTGCAGGTCAAGTCTGCAAACCTATGCCATTTCAACCAACATAATAAACGTAGAGGTATATCTGGTTATTCTTATAATTTAAGATCAGAGCATACTGCAGATTTTTTTATGTTTATAGCTTTGGATATGGAAAGGTTTCTTATAGTGCCTACGGCAGAGTTAGAGGGTAAGACTCAATATCGCTTATTACCCCCTGACTTTACACAAGAAGACGAGTTGGATGGTGTTAGTATGTTGCGCTCCTTTAAAAGGGAAGATCATCTTGAAAAAAGATGCAAACAAGTCCAATAAATACAACGGCACATGCGGATGATATAAACATTAGTTCGGCCAAGAGAGTACTCCAGTAAGTAGTAAGTTAGGGAAGGCGGCATTATATACACACTGGAGTATATATTCTAATACATATTGTTTATATTTCGCATGATTTTTGGTAATAACTTGCGCTTCTTATAACTTTTTGGTATATATACACCTACGGTTAATAACCTGCGACTAAAATATGACGATTAAACTAGAGCCAGAGACTGGCGTTCCTGTGTATGATGACGATCCTGCGGTAGATTTATCTATGCGTGCGCGTGCTGCTACGGTAACGGCAAAGGAATTAGAGAAGGAAGGCTTAGATTTGACTCCGACTGCCGAAGATGAAGCGGTAGCGAGTATGTTAAGCATGTCATACGCAGAAGATCCTGATAAAACATCTAAAAAAGCCACTAAAGCGCGTATAGCTGAGTTAACTCCGGCATCTTTGGTGCTTACAAACAACATTTTGAGTGAATTTGGTCGTTCTGTGGTCGAATCTGCTATATCTGTACGACATTTAATAACAAACAAATTGATTTTAGAGACAGAAAACCCTGATGCTAAGGTAAGGCTACGTGCATTAGAGTTATTGGGTAAGGTTTCTGATGTAGGACTGTTCGCTGAGAAGTCAGAAGTTACAGTTACGCATCAATCAACAGATGATTTGAAGAAAAACCTCCGTAAAAAACTAGAAAAACTCGTAAATCCGCCTGAAGTTGATGGCGACGCAGTCGTAATCGACGCGGAGACGGTAGATGAGTGATTTCACACCAGAAGAAGTCCAGCACATGTTGGATAATCTTGATAATTTTACCGAAGCAGAGGTAACAGAGATCGAGAAAATGGTGGATGAGTTAGATGCAAGGCAAAAAAACCAAGTTGCGTACGATGATTTGATAGAATTTTGCAAAAGAATGATGCCGGACTTCATTGTAGGCAAACATCACCGCATTTTGGCGGATATGTTGATGGATATTGAGAAAGGAGTTAAGGATAGGGCATGTGTAAACATCCCACCAAGGCATGGTAAGTCACAATTAGTGTCTATTTTCTTTCCAGCGTGGTATTTAGGGCGAAATCCAGACAAAAAAGTGATGATGGTGTCGCATACGACGGATTTAGCGGTAGATTTTGGTCGAAAAGTACGTAATTTACTTGGTTTAGCCGATTATAAGGCTATATTTCCTAGTGTGAAGCTAGCTACGGATTCTAAGTCTGCAGGTCGTTGGAACACTAGTGTAGGGGGTGAATACTACGCATGTGGTGTTGGATCGGCACTAGCTGGTCGTGGTGCGCACTTATTGTTGGTAGATGACCCACATTCTGAGCAAGATGTAATTAATGGTAACTTTAGTGTATTTGAGAAGGCTTATGAGTGGTTTACATTTGGTGCTCGTACACGATTGATGCCGGGTGGTAGTGTAGCTATTATACAAACTAGATGGCACATGGATGATTTGACTGGTCGTGTAGTTAAGGATATGAGTCAGAATGAGAAATCTGACCAGTATGACGTTGTAGAGTTCCCAGCTATCGTTGAAATAGAAGATAAAAGTAGTGGAGAGCTTATAGAAAAGCCTTTGTGGCCTGAGTTTTTTGATATGGCGGCTTTAGAACGTACAAAAGCGTCTATGCCATTATTTCAGTGGAATGCACAGTATCAGCAGCAACCTACCGCAGAAGAAGCGGCTATTGTAAAAAGGGAGTGGTGGCAGATATGGGAGAAAGAAAGACCTCCTGCATGTGAGTATATTATTATGTCACTGGATTCTGCAGCAGAAAAACACAATAGGGCAGATTATACTGCGCTAACGACTTGGGGGGTATTCTTCAATGAGGAGACAAATGCGCATAACATTATATTATTAAACAGTATTAAGGATAGATATGAGTTCCCAGAGCTAAAAGAGTTGGCTATGGAAGAGTATACCTTGTGGGATCCAGATGCGTTTATTGTAGAGAAAAAGAGTTCAGGTGTTGCATTGTATCAAGAAATGCGTCGTATGGGGCTTATTATACAAGAATATACTCCTCATAGAGGATCTGGTGATAAATTAGCGCGATTAAATTCTGTATCTGATATTATAGCTTCTGAGTTGGTGTGGGTACCCCAAACTCGATGGGCTGAGGAAGTTGTTGAAGAGATTGCTGGGTTCCCATTTATGAGTAACGATGATTTGGTTGATTCTACGGTTATGGCGCTTATGCGGTTTAGGCAGGGCGGATTTATAAGACTACCTTCAGATGAGCCAGAAGAAACTAAATACTTCTCTAGAAGAAGTGTCGGATATTATTAGAGGTTAAAAAATGGCTATTGAGAAAAGTTTACAGGCTGAGGCTCCTGAAGGCGAAAACCTTACAGGCGAAGGGTTAGAGATTGAGATTATAAATCCTGATGCAGTTATTTTAGATGATGGCAGCGCGGAGATAACTCTTATTCCGGGAGAAGACGACGAGGAGTCAGAGTTTGATGCTAATTTAGTAGAAATGCTAGATGACAGAGAACAACAGATATTAGCGGATGATATTATTGGTCTTGTTGAGTCAGACGTACAAAGCCGAAAAGATTGGGCTGAGACTTATGTAAAAGGTCTAGACATACTTGGATTTAAGTATGAAGAGCGTACAGCCCCGTGGGAAGGCGCATGTGGTGTGCATTCTACTGTATTAGCAGAAGCAGCTATTAGATTCCAAGCAGAAGCTATGAGTGAGACTTTTCCTGCGCAAGGGCCAGTTAAGGTTAAGATTTTAGGTAAAGAGACCCCAGAAAAAGAAGAAGCGGGTGAGCGTGTACGTACAGACATGAATTACCAACTTACAGATCGTATGGTGGAGTACCGTCCAGAACATGAAAGAATGCTATATAGCCTAGGACTTGCAGGATCAGCGTTTAAGAAGATTTACTTTGATCCTAACATGAATAGACAGTGTGCGATGTTTATCCCCGCAGAAGACGTTATAGTGCCTTATGGAGCGTCTAATATAGAGTCAGCAGAACGTGTTACTCATGTAATGCGCAAAACCAAAAATGACCTACGTAGACTACAAGCTAACGGTTTTTATGACGACAAAGACTTAGATGATCCTAGTCCATACCATACAGATATTGAAGAGCGTAAAGCAGAAGAAGGTGGTTACACTTTAAACGATGATAATCGTTACACTTTATATGAAGTACATGCAGATCTTATTATTGATGGTATTGATGATGAAGATGACCTAGCTAAACCATACGTAGTTACTGTAGAACGTGGCACAGGTGAATTACTATCTATTAGACGTAATTATGAAGAAGGTGACGAGCTAGAAATGAAGCGTCAACATTTCGTACATTACTCTTACGTGCCCGGGTTTGGCTTCTACGGCCTTGGACTGATACATATAATAGGTGGGTACGCTAAAGCAGGAACGTCGATTATACGGCAATTGGTAGACGCGGGTACGTTATCTAACCTTCCGGGCGGATTAAAGTCTCGTGGGTTACGTATTAAGGGTGATGATGAGCCTATCGAGCCGGGCGAGTTTAAAGATGTAGATGTACCATCAGGTAGCATACGTGACAATATTATGCCTCTGCCATATAAGGAACCTAGTCAAACGCTACTAGCGTTACTTAATCAGATTACTACAGAAGGTCGTAGGCTGGGCGCTATTGCGGATATGGATGTTTCTGATATGTCTGCGAACGCGCCAGTAGGTACTACACTAGCTTTATTAGAGCGTACATTGAAGCCTATGGCTGCTGTACAGGCTCGTGTGCATTATGCGATGAAGTTAGAGTTCCGTATGTTGAAAGAGCTTATGGCAGAGAATGCGCCAGAAGAGTATGGATATGAGCCACATAGGGGAGAGATTACTGCACGTAGAAGCGACTATGAGATGGTCGAGGTGATACCAGTAAGTGACCCTAATAGTACGACTATGGCACAGCGTGTAGTTCAGTATCAGACTGTATTACAGATGTCACAGCAAGCCCCACAGATTTATAACCTTCCCCAGTTACACCGTCAGATGATTGAGG